ATCTCTCGATACTGGCTCATTTATTGCGTCTATAATAGATGTCATAACAGCTTTAAAATCACCATCACCAATGGTAAGAGCAACGATTGCAAAAGAAGCAGTCGCATCCTCATCCCCATATTGTTTTGGTCTTTTAAAATACATATTCATTAGAGTAGCACTTACTGGTTCAGCAAATTTAAACATACTTACTGGGTAAACACCTGCCTCTAAAGCGGCATTAGCTCCATTACCATTTGCGAAATATAAATATTTTTCCATTTTATATAAAACTTTTAATAGGTTAATAATTATGATTTCTTGATCAACATGTAACGGTTAGCCGCAAATCCTTCAAAACCTCTTTCACATCTGTAGTGTGATTGTAACACGTCAGAAGTATTAGTTTTGTTTTGTAGAACAGCAGAACCTGTTAACCAGTGCTCCATGTCTCTCGAATAACCGTTAGCAGCTTTAAATCGTATTCTCAACGATGGGATACTCTCTCCAGATCTAGCATCTCTCTGTGTATCCATAGGAATACAAAGACCGTAGCCAGGGAAATTGTGTCCTGAAGCTCCTAATAAGTTAGGGTGATTAAACAAATCATAAGTTTTCTTATGGAATGTGTATCCACCTCTTGTGAAAGAATTAAACCCTAAGTTTAACGCCATGTCTTTATTGTTTTGGAAAGTACCAAAGTTAGCACCACCAGCAGCGTAAGCACCTTGAGCAGCTAATAAATCATCAATATCTAAAGATAAGTTGATACCAGCGTAAAGAGCGTACTCTTTTGCACCTCGGTATTTATCTAAAGACTTAACGATAGCGTCAAAGTCAGCCATTGTGATAGATGCAGAACCTAAGTCCATAGATTGTCCATCCTCCTCAATAAATGGTAATAAACCTTTTGTTCCTCTAATAGTAGAAGAATTTATAGATTCACCATTTTTAAAAGTTAGAGTTACAGATCCTGTGTCACCATTAAGGTTATCATTATCTATATTTTCACCTAAAAGCATCATAATCTCAGAGTAGTCTAAGAATCTCTTATAAGTGTCCGCTTCACCTTTTAAGTACCATACGTATCCTGAGCCCATTTTTTCATTGTCAACTTTTACGTATACAATGTTTGTAGCCTCAGAACCTGTTACTTCGAAAGATTCTTTTAAGATCATACACTTGTTAGAGTATTCGTGAACTCTTGGAGATAAACCATCTGGCTGTGGACCACCCTCTGGGTGAGCATTACCAACGATAGCCATCTCAAAGTCAGTACTGGTAGCTTTAGCAGCTGTTAAACCGTTTGCACTAACTGAATACATAGTGAACTCTCTAGTAGAAGCAGAAGGCATAGCAGATGCTGTTACATACGCCATATCCCCATCAGGGAATCTTAGTATGTCACCAACACGTACTGCTGAATAATCATCTGTTCCAATAAAGTCCTCAACAAAAGATCCTGTTTGTATAGTAGCTGTCATAGCTCCTTCATAACCAGCAGATCTGTTTGAGCCAATTTGAATTTTTATACTATTGTGTAAGAACGCTTCTTCATAGTGTTCAAACGTAGTATTGCTTGTAGGAGCCTTAGCACCCATAAGCTCGAGTAGTCCTGTAATCCCTTGCTCGCCATAACGCTTAACAAGCTTTTCAGAAACATCTCTTTGTCTTAACGAGTTTGTCGTTAAAGCACTCACATAGTTCTCGTTGGTAGCAACCTGAAGAGCTGTGGGTTTTAACGTCATTCCCGAAGGTATATTAACTGTAGCCATTTTTTTATTATTTTAACTAATTTATATATTTATTATCTATTCCATATTGAACCTTTTCCGTACATTTGATCATCTAACTCATCTAAAACAGATTTCTCTTTTGATGTAGCAACTTTGTTTGTATTATCAAACGAAGGATTTTTAATATCTTTCACTACCTGCTCGGTACCTTTAGATCTATATTGATTTGCTACACTTCTTATAATGTCTTGAAAATTGTTTAAGACAAACATTTCGGTGTTTAACCTATCAAAGTCCCAGTTTCCGTTTTCGTCAATATACCTATCAAAATAATTATTAAGATCAGAGTTGGAATCTACTAATCCCTGTCTGTGTTCATCAGACAACTGAAAAGTAAACTCTTCTCCATTCTCATTCATTTCAAATGTTATTGACTCAACGTCATCAACCTCATTAGACATTGTTTCAACCCATTCCTTTCTTACGGACTCAGATTCCTCGTTAGAGGCTTCATTTTTTTCAACAGGCATTCTATATTTTTCCTGCATATCCATAAGATCCTTCCTGGCTTGAGAAACATCTTTTTTTAGTTCAATCTTTCCCAGAGTTTGATCTGCTTCATTGTGCTTACCCTTGTCTAGTTTGTACTTAGAGTCTATCAAGACATTTATTTCCTCCCTATTTAATTCAGGATTATTTTGTGCCATGTGTATCCTCATAACGTCTTCATTAGACATTTTAGAGTAATCAACAGTTTGAGTTCTTATATAGTCAGCAATAGTTCTGCCTGTCTCGCTAACAAATTGATTCATCTTTTCTAACTGATCGTTAGCAAATTCTGATTTTTTACGAGTCAAAGCATCTTTAAAAGAGTTTACGTCTTCAAATTCTGTTCCAAACTGATCGTTTATAAAATTTAAAAAACGTCCTTGAGCCTCTTCTGGAGATTCTTCGCTGACTTCACTCTGTTGAGATTGGTCGTTAGATTCACTATGTAAAGAACGGTTATTAGTATCTTGCGATTCTACTGGTTTCTCACTAGGAGTTTGAGTAGTCTCACTAGATTCTTCTTTTATTTCTGTGGTCTCTTGTTGAGCTTCTGAACCTCCTGTTAGGTCTACAACTTCTTTTTGTAGTTCTTTAGGCTGTTCTTGAACAACTTCACCACTTAATTGTTCGGCGATTAAATCGCCCATATCATCTGCCATATTTTATTGTATTAAATTAAACCTTGTTGCAAAAATAATGTATTTATAATTATAAACACAAAATCTAAACATTTTTTTTTACATCATTATATCTGGATCCTCTATAGGTGCTTGATTACCTTTTCTCTGTTCAATCATTTTTGATTGGAAATGTGCACTCTTAGCAACAGTTTTTTCTCTAGATTTACCCTGAGTTCTGTTAGCCTCAATCTTGCCCAAATTATTTATTTGTATTTTTTCAAGCTCTCTTTGATGTGAAGCTTGCTCATACTGATTTTTCATTTCAAACTCTATCTGCATTTTTCTTATTTCCAACTCAGCATCCAACTGTTTCATTTTAGCGTCTAACTGAGATTGCATATTCATCTCCCCTTGTTTTAGTTGAGCTGTAACTTGTGCTGATTGCTGTTGTTGTTGAGAGTTTGCTTGTATTTGTTGTTGAGCTATAGCCATCTGTTCTTTCTGATATTTCTTTCTTCTTAGAATAAGCATTCTGTTTGCTAACTTAACATTGTTAATATCTCTTATTATTATAGCATCTTCTAACCTAAGTTCTTTTTGTGCTAAAGATAACTGTATAGACTGCTCTAACTGTGCTTTCTCTTCCTGATCAGGCTCTACCTGAATGTCTATACCAAACTCATGTAATGATATATCTTTATTTAAGTTAACAGTTTTCATAACAGCTTGACCTAAAGCTTTCATATATCCACTAAAAGGCTTATCATACTTAACTATATCTTGTAATTTCAAACATATAGATTCACCAGTTTCTTCAACTATTTTTATATACCCATCATTAACAGACCTAGTAGCATTATTTGAAGCCATTAGTTGCATCTTCTGTATGCCAACAAGTGCATCACTAGAAGGTTTAGCACCATCTCTAGCTTCATTTACTCCAGTCACATCACGTATCATATTTAGATTATGTTGATATATCTGTATCAACTGCATCATATCTCTACCTATACCATTTTCCAGCTCTTGAACAGGGAAAGCATTGGTAGCATTACCCTCATCATCAGTTCTTCTATAATATATATTACCAGTTTGATCATATATCTCTTGTAATTCAAGTGGGGTAAAAGTTCCTCCATCACCTTTAGATACATTCTCTAGGGATCCCACTTCAAAAGCAGCTCCCTTTGGTCTAGCCTTAGCCATAACTTGTTGCATCTTAAGATGTGCTAGTTGTATCTGATCAGCAAAAGGTATCATTCTNTGAACTAGAGAAACATTACGCATCTTGTTTAAGTTTGGTGAGTATATTGTATATGATAACTTTGTTTCAGCTAAATTATTTTTTGGTCTNGACATATTNCTTGCAAGACCGTAGTTAAATATATAATCTGAACCTACAATGTATTTTCCACTATATACAGCTTTTACAGTGCTACTTACCTTTTCTCTTTTATATTTAGATTTTTTAGGAGTTTTGTATTTACCTTCTTTTTTTCTAAGAGAGAAACCACCAAAGGCATTTTCTTTCTTTTCATAATTCAACTCATACGTGCTAATAAATTCAGCGTCCATAATTTCTATAGAAAACTTATCATACTCACTAGCGTAATCGCCATGATTAGAAAACGATCTTCCAAACAAAGTGTCATCCTCATTTTTCTTGCCATACTTTTCAGCAATCTCTTTATACTCATCTTCTGTAAACTCATCTCCAGCTATTCTTTTTAGCTCAGATATACTAATAGTGTATATCTCTCCAGCATGATTTATACCTTTATAACTAGGAGAATCAGAATATGAAGTTATTAGCTGTGTAGGATTGACATACTTAGTCTTTATACCATGGGCAGGATCTATGTAAGTTTTTACAGCTGCTGTACCTATAACAACTAAATCTCTAATTATTCTTTTTCTAGTTTCACTAAAGTCATTGTTTTGTAATACATACTCTATACCATTTTCAAGAGATATTTCTTGAGCTAGTTTATAGTGCATATCCATATATACTTGTAACTCTTGTATACTTTCAGGAACAAATCCTTCTTTATTAAAATTTTGACCTGTAATTTTTGACATGCTAGCTCTAAGTGGTGCTGTCTTCATATCAGCAAACAATCCTCTAGCTTTATCATCCCTTTGATCTATAGATAGTTTGTCTACTCCGTTTGCTCTAACTTTAAATTCTTGATTAAACATTCCACCACAAACAACATCAACAAACTTAGGAACTATACAAACTGGAGTCCAATCTATATTCATGTAAGAGGTATCACCCTCTACATCAAGAATATCTTTATATTTAGATACACTTTGGGTTCCCTCTGCGTAAGCACGCATTTTTTCATATTGTCTTTTTCTATCCTGATAGCTTAAGTCAGTATTATTCTTGTAATCATAATACATTCTTTTTAAATATTGAAGACCATACTCTTTGGTAATTTTTTCTTCATTGGTAGCAAAGACCGTTGGATATCCTCCTATAGTTTCAAATTGAGTTTTCATTTATATTCTCTTAGATATTATTCCTGTGTTGTTATATTTCTTTACAAAGTTAAGATTTATTTTTCTAACTTTCTTTTGTCTAACGTGTTTTTGTGAGGCTAACAGAGCTAAACTAGACGCAACAGTAGCATCATACTTAGTTCTATTGTCTGGTTCAAATCTACTCCAGTCATTTAGTAATCTATTAAAATAACATTTACCCATCTCCCCAGTCTCTTCATTATAACCTATATGATCATAAACATAGCTAGCTACAGCTTCTGTCTGAGCATTCAAAACAGCTACACCAGTAGATGGTATACCTTTTGTTTTTTGAGCTCTACTACTATTAGTGTGAGTAGATTCTGGTCTATCCATCAAATACTCATAGTATCCTCTTCTTTCAAAATACTTTATTATGCCAACTTTATTGTTTTCAATAAGTATTGGACAGCCATAGTATACGCAAGTTTTTATTACATCCTCGTAAAACATCTCAGCCTTAGGAGGTCTAGCTATATATTCACAAACAAACTGATTTGAGAAGTCATCCATCATACTGAACTTTTTATAAACATAACAAGCAGCATCAGATCTTCTACCATCAGTAGTAGTATCGTGATCATAAGGGTCACATCCAGCCACCATTTCTACACTATTAGCAGGAGCCTTTCTGTTTCCAAGCTCTTTTATTTTGTTTCTCCTATCTTCTGGTGGCAACCAAGATATTCTCCATTTACCTTTTGAATTAGGAACCCACTGAACCTTCCCATCCTGAGTTCCACCCTTCCATATAAAGTCTCCTTTTACCACTAAATTTGTAGCTTGTTCGTTATAATCCATCTGCTGATATATCTTTTCAACATCAAAGGGACTATGTCTAGAATCACTTCTAAAAGCTTCATCTATAGTAAAGGGTCTTTGTCTTTTTTCTTCAGACAATTTAGTAGTGTTGTTTTTATAGGCATCTCTTACGTTTTGTAAATACTCTTTAGATCCAATACTTTTACCTATAAATTTAGCCTGTTCTTTTGTTGGTGTATCAATCACAGAAAATCCGTACTCATCTATGAATCCTTCATATCCATCATAAGCTGGAGTAAAATAAGAATACATGCCAGATCTAGTTCTTCCGTTAGCGTCTCGATCTTTTACATCGCTGTCATACCATATGTTTTTAAAATTCTCACCACCTGAAACTTCAAGTTCGTTAACAGTAGAAGGCATAAAACATTTTCCTATGATTCTATCTCCTAATGTTAAACAAGATCTTACAACTTCCCAGTTTTTTTCTACACTAGCTTCCGTCCACTTACCAGCCTCATCACACAAATATCTTATTAACTTTACTGAGTCATAAGAGTTTTCTCTAGTATTTCTCCAGTCTATTTTACTATTCAAAGCTTCTGACTTAGTAACTTTAGAAAAGTTCTTAGTTATCTTCTGACCTGGTGTGTTAAAGCTAAGTGTGCTTTTAGGATTATCACTACCATCTATTATGGGCTGAAAAAAGAAGGGTAAACTTCTAAACATATAAACTAACTTGTCAGTAAACAAAGATTTAGCATCAGCACCAGTCTTGCTAGTTATACCCCCATGAGAATTATATCTTGATGTTATTTCGTGTAGTAGCATAGCAGCACCTTTGTAAGAAGCACCTTCTCTTCTATGCTTTACCATTACCATACCAAAAGAGTGTGGATCTTGTTTGCATATTTCCCAGAATATAAAAAACCTTCTATCTCTATCTCTATATTCAGGATACCCTATATCCATTCTGCACCAGTTTAAATAATAGTAATGCTCTCCAGTTATATAAGTGGGAACACCATTATTCATAAACCAGACACCTTCTTCTCTTCGTTTAAACTCTTGATCTATAAACCAAGAATATTTTGAAACAGTTTCTTGACTGAGACCATCTGGCATTTCTGTTCTTTTCCATTTTTGGTCTTTCTTTTTTAAATCTGAAAACAGTATTTCTTTTTTCTTAGGCTTTACGGGAAGTTTAAACTTCAAACTATTTACTTGTATATACTCCGACATAATAAATTTTAGCCAATTATGCAAATATAACAAAATAAATCTTACTCTCTATTTTTTGGCATACTTTTCTGAAAAGCCAGCTTTGAACGATTTTTCCTCCAAATCCATGTCATCTTCAATAGATTCACCTTCTTTTATTTGATTCTGTATCTTGTGAATAGCCATGAGTATATCTTGAGCATCCATAAAACACTCTTTCTTGGCTTTCATAGCATTTCTAGCTTTATCATCTTGAAGGTCTGGATCTATAGGTTTTTTAACTTCTTCTAACAAAAGATCAAAAGCTTTGTTTCCAGAGTCTATAAGACTTTGAAGTTTTTTATTAACATCTACTTCTTTCATTTACTTTCATATCTAATAATACAGAACATCTTTCATACTTTTCTAATCCTTCATAGTATTCTATCATAAAGTCTATGCACTCATCTAAATCCTCTTCTGTTAAATCTTCCTCTATCATATTCCACAAAAAACAAGCTGGACTTTTTGAAGTTAATATTTGATCTATAGTTTTTCTACCCGTTAGTATATCATATGAGTTTGAAACGCATATATCTAATATTTCTTCTGTATTCATCATTTTTCTATTTTTGCTAATATATCAAAGTTACGCATTCTTAATAACTTATCACCCTCTATGTTCATATCATATTCAGAATTTTTTGAAAATACAACCTCATCTCCCTTTTTTAATCCCATTTCTTTCATCTCATCATTCATATATTCTATGTATCCATACAACTCTTCATTTTCTGCTTCTGGTTTCATGTATATACCAGAGTCTGTAATATATTTAGATTCATCCTCTACTTTCTGTTTAACAAAGTTCCAGTGGTTTAACATTTTAATCTTGCCTTTTCTAACTCTAGCATACACATGGCTACAGTGAACTTTAAAAACTTTTTCTTCATCATGGTATGTTAATCTATTCTCTTCGCTTATTAAAAAGTGGTGACAATAAACTTTATCTCCTTCTTTTACATCCATAGATATACCGTTAGACAAAGCTGTAGGTACTCCAACAACTATACCATACTGTCTAGCATATTGCATATCATTGTAACTTGTTTCTAAAAATAACTCTCTACCATTTAATTCTATGGTATCTTCGTGAGTCTTTTCTACTTTTACAAAAAAATAATCTCTTATAGGTCTCATATTACTTCGTATTTTTCTCGTTCCTGAATATCATACTCTATAGCTGTTGGCTGATCAAAAAACCTTTTCCAAGGTCTTGAAAACTCGTCATCTTTAGTTTTTACGTAAACATCGTATACTACTTGTTGATGCTTATACCAGGCAGCTTCATCCTGTATTATAGCGGTTATCTCTATATAACCCCCGTTCATTAATTGACCCACTTTATATGTAAGTCCCTGTTTTAAATCCCCTATAGTTATCTTTCTAATAATAGGATTTATAGCTTCTATCTCACTCATTTTAAATTGAATTATTGTTATCTTCTGTATCTAGATCGTAATGATATTTTAAATCTTCAAGGTTGTCTACAGGAGTTCCAGTTATACTGCAAAATCCACCCAACCTTATTGTTTCAGCCATTTCTTCATACTCATTGTTTTTTTCTTTTTGTAAAGCTACTTTGAGTAGTATTAAATATCCTATAAGATCTGATACTGTATCTTCTGTTTTATCATTTATACCTTTATTCTGTATACGCATAAGCTTATCGTCTATACGTGCACATAAAGAATCTACTGGTGATCCTGAAGAAAATACGCTTGATGGGTTAGTGGCTGAATCGCCATAGTCTCGATTCTTCTTTATAAGAAGATCTTTCATAGATTCGCACATCTCCTCTATGAGTTGTTCTGTTGTTTTCATGGTATTGTATTAAATTTAATTTCCACTAATATAGTGAAAAATTTTTATTAACACAAATTACCCAATAATTCTACTTAGTCTTACATAAGCTACAGATATATACCTAGCTGCTGCACTGAGAGTTTTAGCTCCTATAAAAGAAAATAAAGGAACCGCATTAGTAAGGGCGTTTGATTTTGTTGTTGCTAAACTTTGTGTAGCACCACCAGTTGTTGCTGAGGTTACTAAACCATACTGAACCTCGTTTACAAATGCAGACACTTGCCTGTTGGAGTCTATTTCTATTCTTAATCTGTAAGAAGTAGTATCAGCAACTGCTATACCTAGATCTGTAACATAGTGAGTTCCTCCCACAGAATATATAAAATGTAAGTTGGCATTTGTTGTTAGAGCTGTAGTAACGGGACCATCATCACTGGTGTAAAGAAAATATGCCTGATCAGAATCTGTATAATCATCAGAACCACTTTTTTTAAGACCTCCCCAAAAAGCAAAGTTATCTTTATCATTAACATATATAGATGTTTCCCATTCGAGTTCTTTTTGTGTTAAAAAAGAGTTTTGATCCCATAGTGTCTGACTAGATTCTTGATGTGCTTGCAATAAAATCTCATCATCATCCGAACTTCCAGTTTGTAATTTAACACCACCTATAGTTGTGTCCCAAGATACAGAAGATGTTCCAGCAACATCTAGATATTCAAAATTAACATTAGCTTTTGCTCTAGCGGTAATAATAGCATCATTATCACTATGACTAGCATCAGCGTTAGTTAAAGGTGCATGAAGTGTAGCGTGAAGAGAAGGTAGTTGTGAAAAATATTCTTCAAGCTTTATTCTTTGAGTTGATTGTCTAAGAGAACCTTTTCCTGTCATTTCTATATCACCATTGACGATAATTTTATCATTAGTAGTATCCACAACAAATAAAGTAGTATTGCTACTGCTAGTAATTTTAAATGCTTCAGATCCTGGACCTAAAGAAAAAAGTGCAGAGCCTGAATTAGATCCAACATGTAAAGAACAAGTAGGTACAGTCTGAGATATACCAAAATAAGTAGAGTTAGAAACAACTCTACCCTCAGAGTCTTCAACATATAAATAAGTATTGTTACCACTAGATGATGTGTCTATATCTCCAAGCTTAACATTATAAGCACCTAAGAAGTCTCCAACATAAAACTTATTGTAACCATTAGGATTCTGAACTAAAAGATTTTGAACACCCGTTCCAACTATATGCAAGTTAGCTCTAGGAGTTGATGTAGAAGACAGGTTTAAAGATAGATTACCCGATATGTTAGCTCTAGTCTCACTAAGAGACAAAGAACTATTATTGCCATCACCATCTTCTATTACAGTTGGTGTAGATCCGTTAAACCCTACAGTAGATTCTGTCTTTAATAAAGTTTTATAACTATCTTTTATATTTTGTCCTGTTAATGTCGCCATATTATTTATTTATTAATCTAATCCAAAATACTCTACGTAAACAAGAACTCTACCTGATGTACCATCTGTTGTTCCATTACCTGTTCCAGAACTAAGAATATACAAGTAGTGATCATCTGTTAATTCACCATTACTGTTTACAGCATCATTTCTTTTAACATTTTTCCATACCTTTTTTNNGTTCCCCGATCCCGAACCTAGTTCAATATCTACTGTTGAATTTACGCTATCAGTGGCTGATGAATTTCCTGAGTCAGATCCTATGATCTCATGTACATTGGCTGGTGCAGTACCCTGAGAAACACCACTGTTTGTTGCTATTGAAAGACTTATATTGTAGGTTCCTAAGTTACTAAGCTCCGCTACTATTAGATGTGCTCTATGTATAACTGCGTACTGAGGTATTTTTACTGTTCCTATCTGCTTAATAACACCGTTGTCAGTGGTATTAGCATCAAAAACATCTACCTCTGCTACAATCATAGTATAACCAAGACCCATCTTTACCTGTCTTACAACATCACTTGCTTGGAAACCTGTTACGGCAGTAAGAAATAGATCACCATCTGGAGAAAGTTGCAAAATAGCTGCCTCAGATCCAGCACCATCAACAGTTGATATTGTAGTAGCACCCCTATCTTCAACCTTGATCTCACAGTAATCATCTGTGGTTGCACCAGCTTTTTCGTATATTCTTAATTTAGAATTTACACCATCTTCTCCAAAAAATTCAAAAGCAGGATTAGATGCAGTTGTGGTTTGCACAGTAAAAGTTTTAGTAGTAAGTCCACTGCCGATTAAAGCCTTAGTTTTACCATCAGCAGCAAAACTTATATCAGCATCAGTACCTGCCGCATCTATAGTTGCAAAAGAAGCACCTCCATTAGCACCTATAGTTAACCTTAAATAATCATCTGTATTACCATTTGTATAAAAGAATGTATCACCTCCAGCGTTGTCTATTTTAAGATCTCCATCTAAATCAAATGTTAAATTAGCATTTGTTGCATCATCATCAATAGTAGATATTGTTGTAGCACCAGCGGCTGTAGTTGCTATAGTGAATCTATCTCCTGAGTCAGCACTACTTCTAATACTTAAGTCTGTACCTCCATCTATGGTTGTTATAACAATTCCATGTGTCTGAGCAGCATCCCCTCCAGTAGCTGAAATCTCAAGACCTGTGTGTATTATAGTTCCCGTGTCATTAGTGTTGTTTAATGTTATTTTCTGTCCAACAAGCTGAACAAAACCCGAACCATTATTTGTAGCNGAGTCAGCTAAGTTAATATCTATACCTCTAACCGTTCTAACATTAGAAGCTGTAACAANACCAGATTTGTCGTAATCTATTTCTATTATATTAGCAGTTGCTGTACCTGTTAATGTGTCTGTAACATCAAAATTAAGAGCTGATCCAGTTGTGAGAGCAGAAGTCGATATATCTATAATGTTAGCTGTTGTATTATTAGCATTTATGTCTAACGCTATCTGATCTACATCAAGATTGGATATTGTAGCTGCGGCGGTACCTCCAGCTGTTGGATTTTCTATAAATAGTTTTCCCCAGGATTTTGCTGAGGTTCCTAGACCTCCTTCTTGATCTGCTCTGGGGACTATATTAGGTGTTGCCATATTTTTTCTTTTTTATATTTTAATTATAAGGATTTGGGAATACTGTATCATCTATAGGTTGAACATCACCATTAGCATCTACATTCCAGTATCCTTCATCATATGTTTGTTCTAGTTCTGTATCAGGATCAGCAGGTTGATAATCGTATACCCCATTTACTAATCCTGTAGTTATATCTAAATCCCAAGAGTCATTGAAGTCATATAGAGTTGGTATAGGTGTCACCGCATCATACGTGCTTCCAGACCCCGTTGAGGTAGTAGCTTCCCACATGTAGTCCTCTATGACTACTCCCGCAGAAGAAGATCCAGCACCCGCTAAATCTCCAAAGACTAATGAAGCTCCTAATCCTAAAGCCATATCTTAATGTTTTGGTGCCAAGTAAAGTATTACTCCTCCATCAGCATCTCCTGCTGCCATCTGAAAAGTTGTCCATCTACCATAAATAGTTAAACCTTTAGGAAATATAGTTGTTCCAGATCCAGCGTTAATCTCTTCTCCCCCATCACCTTCATCTCCCGAATTTGAAGAATGAGAACCAGTTCCTGTTGTTGTTATATAAATCTGAGAGTTTTCATCTGCGTTCTCACAAGTCATAGCAGAAACAGTTGTGTCCGCCATAAATGTTATAGCACATATAATTTTGTCAGAAGGTGGAGTTACCAAGTCAGTATCATTTACAAATATTGATCCGTACTGTCCAAGGGTAGCTTCTTGTGCTTTCGTTCCTGATAATGCCATTTTATTTTCTTTTAAATTGTTCCGTACAAATATAGTAATTAATTCCAAATATAAGAAATATTTAGTATATTTGATCTATTGTAATAAAATTAAGAGTTTTGAGTAGAGATAATTACTTGAAAAATTACAGAAATATACTGTTTGATTTTAGAGATAGTTACGGTCTTAAGGTGTCAGACATTGAGTTTTTGTTTTTTGTGTATGACATGGAAAAGTTTACAACTAAACATATATCTGTAGAATACAGATGTTCAAACTCATTTGTAACAAGGAATTTACCCGAACTACTAAAAAAAGGATATATAAAAATATACTTAGAAAGAGCTCATGGTAGATCTAGAAAGTATATGATATCTCAAAATGGTAAATTATTAGTAACTAGATTTTATAGACTATTAAAGGAAACAACATATGGCACGTTTAAATAGAAAAAAACAAAAAGGTAGGTATAAGATAGAAGAAGATGAATCTGGAAATGTACAAATAGAGGATACGTCCGTACCTTCTAATAGATTTACTAAAATGACTACCTCTGATCTGCAAAACGCTTTTAGTCAGTTTTATGATTTTGAAGGAGATAAATTTACAGACTATCAAAAA